GTGGCTGGCACGGCTCTTGCCGTCTCCACGGCTCCTACTCTGGCATGGAGCCTGATCGTGCGTGATCGGAACCTAACCGGCCCTTGGGCCGGTTTTTCGTTTAAGGCTGGTCGACTGGTCACCCCCGAAGGCCGCGAACTGGAACCGCAGGATCTGGCCTGGCTCTCGCTCACTGCTGCGCAAGCACAGGAATGGCGCCGGATGATGGGCGAACTCCGACGCACTCCTGCAGTGTCCCACGGCAGTCGGAAGCCTTGCGGCACAAGGGCTTCCAAATCGCAATTGGAATACGGCCGCGCTGAAGTTGTCACCATCAGCACCCTGATGGCCAACCGCAAGAAGCGGTCCGCAGTGGTGATCGCTGGTCCCGACGCCGAGCCGCCTGCAGGTGTCCTGCCGGTACCGGGGCCGAGACGCCGCCAGCGCGTGTAAGGCGCTTCCGTAGGGGCGCCGCCCCTACACCCCGGCTAGAATGCGCGCAGGACGCCTTGGGGGCCGTATGGAACGCGAACGACCAGATTACCTATCCGAACTGCCGAAGCCACGCTGGGAATTTCCGTGGATGGGCCTGTGGGCGGTACTACTGCTCGGAATGGCCGGTGCCGGGATCTGGCTGCACCTGAAAACCGGGGATGCATGGAACGAGCGCTTCAACTCGCCGCCAGCGCAACCAGAGACGACAGCCGCGATCCCCGCGCCGAAGACGGAGCCAGACCCCGCCAAGGAAGCGAAGATTGCCGAGATTCGCATGTACCGCGAACAGGCGGAGCGCCGCGAGCAGCAACAGCGCGGCGAAATCCGCTGCATTGGAGGCGTTCTGTTCCGCCGGATACCTGGAGGCTGGGAAAACGTCCCCGGCGAGACCTGTCCGTGACGGCTTAGTTCTTCTGGCGCGCCTGCTGACGCGCGAACGCCCGATCCATCCATCGGGCAACCCAGTAGTGCATGTCGAGATAGCGGCGAAGGTTCATGGCCGAAGTATAGGCGCCAGCAGGCCGATGCACGCAAGGTGCACGACGTAGTAGCCGTAGAAAGCCCACCGGCCACGCGGCACCAGCCACGCCACACGGCACAGGCACAACGCCACCGGAATGGCCGCCAGCGCCCATAGGTTGCCGTTGAACCAACAGATCGCGCCGAATGCCGGCACCAACGGCCAGAGCTGGCGCCACTTGAAGGCGCACCACGCCAACAAGACGAACCCTACCCCGGCCCACTGGTAGTCGACGAACAGGGGCAATATAGCCGCGGCTAATGCCAGGCCTGCCCACCTCCGCTGGTCGACCAGCCAGATCAATACTACGCACAGCGCGAACGTGAGCAGGATGTTCAACGGCAACCAGTAGCCGAACGCCAAGGCATGCACGGGCTGTGCGATCAGCCCCCACATGCCGAGCCTGCGGACCGACTTGTCCGTGTCGGCGCCAGGCTGAGCGAGGTTGTAGGCCATCACCAGTGCGAACAGGGGGAACGCTACCCTGCCCGCCTCGCTGAGACCTGGCACATAGCCGCCGTAGATGACCTTGGCGACGTGGTCGCACGTCATGAGAACCACGGCCAACCACTTCAGCACTTCGCGAGCGCTACCGGTCATAGCTTGTTCGGCCCCGGTGCCGTGGTCATGTAGCTGTCGGTTGGGAACGGCGGCGACTCGGGAAAGCTGCCCATGGTCCGCTCAACGTGCTGAACCACACTACCCGTCAGCGCCACGGATTCCGCTGGGCGTGGCTGGCTTGCCGCGTCAAACCGCTGGTCCCGCCGATCCTCCGACCGCTCCCGATATGGGTTGTAGACAGGCCCATTGCGCGCCAACGTGCGGCACTCAGGCTGACTCAGCTCGTAGGCTGTCCCTTGCTCAGTGAGGCAACGACAGCTCGCCTCTTGACGAACGCCCTGCGCGTCCAGCCCCTCCAAGGACGACATGCACACCAACTGCGGATCCGATCGCGCCTGTCGATCATCGAATACCGGCGCGGTCCAGGGCATGGTGCTGATGCGCGGCAGATGGTCCTTTGCATAGGCGGCGGCAGTCGGCCAGCGCGGCCCATCTTCCTTGCGCGACCCGGTACCAGCGTGCGCAGGGGCCGCATCGGCTAACGCCGATTGCGTCCCCTTTGTGTCCGCCACACCCGTAACAGCGGAAGGGCGTAGCAACGTATACGCCCAATAGGCGAGGCCAAGGCCAACGAGGGCCATCAGCGGCAGCGCAAGCACCTTCAACGGAATGCGCGCCTTAATCGTGTGTACCTCGGCGGACTTGTACTGTCCGAACACCTGCGACGGCAGCAGCCGCGTGGTGCGCTGGGCCATGTCACGCTTGGCGAGCGACTTGATTTCCTCGTTGAGTTCGCCCCAGCGATAGACGTCAAGCATCTTCGTGCCGAAACGCCGCACCACGTGCGAGTGCGCACCGATCAGGCCGCGCACGAACGGATACAACTGGTTCGGTTGCTGTGTGGTCCACACGAAGTCCAGGCCACGGTGCCGGTGTTCGGCCAGTTCCAGCACATGCCGGGGCGTCTGCTGCCGGGTAGCGTCGTGCAGGTGCCCAAACCACTTCCATGCTTCATCCACGAAGATCAGCGAGCCGTTCGGGACGATGTAATTGCCTTCGGCGTCCTTGTTGTTCCAGTGCCGTGCGTCATCAAGAACAGTCGCAAGGCCGGGCTCGAGGCCATCAATGCCCACAGCAAAAATCGGGCGATTCGCTGCCTTCGCCTCCTCAACAAGGCGCTCCATCATGAGCGCGGTTTTGCCATTGCCGGGCTGGCCGGTGAACAGTTCGATAGGCATGTCAAGTCCGCTTCGTCAGGAACGTCTTCGCGGCGCCAACCGCAAACTTTGCCGTAACAGCGGAAGCGATCATCGTGCACGCCACATCGAACTTCATGATCCCCGCATAGGACACCACCAGTGCGCCCCACTCGCCGCCCGGCGCACCGGCACGCATTGCGTCTTCCATCTGGCTGATCCATGGATCCACAAGGAACTCATTCGTTGCCCAGGAGATGCCGAGCCACACCATGACTTCAGCAACCCATGGACCCCACTTGGAGCGGAACAGCGCAGCCAGCGCGGTCAGCAGCGTACTGATGAGCATTGGCATGATTAGGCATCCCTACTGGCGATGATTCGGAGACAGAACAGCGCGGCGAGGCCCACAACGAAATAGCTACCGAGGCCGAGCCACCGGCAAAGCGGCGTAATGTCGAAAGCGATGGTTTGACCCATAACCTCAATGGATGGTGGCTGCGGGCATCCCCTACCCCAGCCATAACCGGAAGTATTGGGGCGCGTTGGTTGGCCGCTATTCGGAGACCACACGTCTGATGATGGGCGATCCGGGGCGGTCTTAACGGTACCGCCCGTGCCGGTGAGCGCATCACGAATGGCCTTAACGTCAGGATTATCGCCACCACCGGTTCCGGTACTGCTCGCCATCTTTTCCAGTGCGCAGGTGGACCGCCACTGCATCAGCAGACCGGCATACTCCATCGCATCACATTTCTCACCCGTACACACTGGCATAACCGAACACGCGCCACCGGCAATGTTGCGGTTCTTTCGAGTGTTGCAGTCAATGCGCCACTGGATGCGCGCCTGGCCGCACATGATTGGAGACCCGCTACAGGCAGGCGGCGAAGCGCAATTGTCGCCGCCGCTGAAAGATTCGTCGGTAACCGGATCAGGCTTGCCGTCACCATCGCTATCCCGCTTGCACGTGCCGTCCGCTCCACGAACCTCACCGCTTGCGCACTGGCCGTCACCGGGAAGGCACTTTCCATCAGGCGACTTTACAGAGCCGGACGGACATTCGTTCTCTTTCGCCTTGCACGTTCCATCGGCCTGCTGCACCTTGCCTTCCGGGCAGGGCTCAGGGCCACACTTGCCGAGTGAATTGGGCTTGGCACCATTCGGGCACTTTGGCTCAGGTGAGTCGCAAGTCCAGGTAATCTGATTCAACGTACCGCCAACCTTCGAGCAGTCGGGTTTCTTGTCGCAGGTTCCGCCTACGCCGAAGTTGTTCTGGAACGTCCCATCAACATTCCATGAGTGATAGACGTTGCATCCATCCATGCAGCCTACAGAACCGCCTGGCCCCCTGAGCTGCGACCATATCGAAGTCGCCGAATTTGGTTGCCTCTGCTCGCACCTCTGGCCGTAGTAGAACGAGTTCTCATTCGTTCCATCCGCATTCCAGCAACGAACCGATCCGCCGTTCGAAGTCTCCCGGACGGCACAGGCAATGCGCCCGGTGTAATCGATGCAGTTCTCAGCGATCACCGGCTGAACATTCGGCGGATTCTCTCTGCGATACCGCTCCATTGTGCGGTCGATTGCTGCCCGGCACATGCTGAAGGCTTTGCCCTGATCGCAAGACGCAGCGTTAGGGCAATCGGCTGCCTGCACTGTAGCTGGCACGGCCAGACTCACGAAAACGAACGCCAGTATGAGCGGGAGCAGCATGCAGATCCCAATGGTGCTGCGTGCGCGCATCAGCTGAAATCCACAAAGATAATCGCGCACGCCACCAGCCACGCGCCGAGCCAGATCCACCCTTCCATCCCAAGCCCCCTGCCCTGTCCAGGGCGTTGAAAGACCGGGGGGAGGGAGTCGGCCCTGCCCCCCGGTTGCCGTTACATCGCGCGGCGCACCCACTTGTAGACCTTGATGCCGACCAGCACGGTCAGGACGGCACCGCCGATGGCGGCAATGGGAGCGGCGGCGCCCTGAATCGCGGTCACCACGTTGCCCACATCGACGCCACCACCGCCGCCCGAGGCGAATGCCGGCGCCGAGGCCAGCGCGGCGGTACCAACAGCCGCCAGCGCGGCACCCTTGCCCTTCAGGGCGTTGAAGATCTTGTGCATGTGTCCTCCTAGGACTGTTCGATTTTCTTGCGAATGAGCCGGAACACGTACGCCAAGGCCCACAAGAGCGCGATCTTTGCCCCGATGGCCTGGGCATCCTCAATCGGCAGTTCCGGCAGCAGCGCCGGTTGAGGAATCCAGATCACAGCCGTGCAGGTCCCCGTAGCCGTGTCCAGGTCGGCTTCGCGGCATGCGGGGATCAGCACGGCCATGGCATTACGCCTTCGTCGCCGGAGCGGCCTTGAAGCCGATGGGCACGAGGTCCACATAGCGCTTCAGGACAAGATCGCCATAGGGCGACAGCGCGAACGACTTGGGATCAATGTCGTACTCCCCAGCCGGATACGGCGGACGCTGGCCGAGGCCGACACGGAACGGCAGTTCGAAGCCGTTGCCGAGGTCGAGGCCGACCATCTGGGAGCGGATGATGGAGTTGGTCTTGGCGTTGTGCTGTTCGTCGACAGCAGCCGACTTCACGCGGCAGATGGGCATAGTTCTTCCCTCACATAACGATGGAGTGCGTCACCCTTGGCAATACCGCGAAAACGTCCGGGGTGACCGTCACGGACGATGCGGGCCTCGCAGAAGTCGGACCATGAATCTCCGAACGCTCCGCGCAGAACACTGAGGGCCGGGCCGACCTGGCGCTCCATCCAGAGCACCATCGCCTCAGCAGATACTTCGACATGCTTTCGGATCGTGCGCAGTCGAGTGCACACACCCTTGATGAGGTCCTGCAGCGCGCTGTAGGAACCGCGCAGGTATGCGCCGGGGTTCAACAACACATCCAGCGGGATTTCCATGTGCTTGCCGTACAGGCGCACTTCCGCGCGCACCCAGCGCGAGGACGGTAGGCCCTCGGCCTTGCCCTTCTCGTATACACACAGTTCCTTGTGACCTTTGCCGCCGACGTACAGCGTGCAGCCGGTGTTGTGGCCTTCATCGGAAATGAAGCGGTGGCGCGGAGGGCAACCACCCTCGGTAAAGCCGCCCTTCGCGGCAACCTCGCGGAGCGCATGCACGTCCAGGCGCTCGCCTTCGTAGTCGTCGTGCGCGCAGTCAACGCGAGTGATCTTGGCATCGAGCATGGCGCACTGCTTGTAGACGCGTGCCCAGTCACGAATCCACTTGCAACCCATGCCGGTAAGGCTCAGGCATACGGTGCTTTTCTTGCCCCCGATGCCGACCCGACCAACAACCTCGTTTTCCCGGTCGATCAGCACCGCCGACTGCTCGTAGAAGTTCCAGTTCTTCTCCCGAATCGCACCCGCAACAACCTCGCCACGAAAGCCGAAGATGCGGAACAGCAAGAGGTCCAACTTCTTGCAGTTCACTTCTTCAAGGGCAGAGAGCGGGACCACAATGGTCAGGTAGTCGATGATTGCGTCCTGCTGACCCTTTTGGCCCGTGTTACTCCCCGGGCCAATCTCCGCCGCCGCCCGCTGCCCCTTTTCACCGGGCGAAAGCGGGGAAAAGCCCCCTGCCCCACCAACGACAGCCATGCGAAAACGAGCGCGATCAACGGCCATCGGAATAGCCCTCACTGGCAGCGCTTGCGTAGCCACCGATGCCGTAGAACTCGTCTTCGTCGCACGGATCGAGGCGATCAACGTGGAGGAAGCCTTCGCTGTCGGTCGCGTAGTCCCAGCGATGTTCGCGGTAGGCGCGTTCGTCTTCAGCAGTCCAGCCTGTGGCGGCCAGTTCGGCGCGTGCCTGGGCGACAATGGCCGCTTCCTTGGCACGCTGAACGGCGGCACGATCACGCCGGTCCAGCAGCCACGACACGATGCGGGCAGCACCGATGGAGACGACCGCAATGGCCGCCAGAAGCACGAAGGTAACGAGTGGATCGATCATCCCTGTCCCCTGCCCCAAGCCCCAAGAGGACCCGCCAGCGGCCTTGGGGTGCCGGTGGCGGGGCATCAACTACCAGTTGACGCGGGGCGATATAAACTCACAGTTGATCCACGTGTCAACTGGTACTCCACATGCGAAGCATCGACCTACTGCTAGACAAGGCCCGCGAGAAGTGCGAACGCCCGTCGGACAGGGCTTTGGCGGAGAAATTGCGCGTGACCGCAAGCGCCGTATCGAAGTGGCGCAAGGGCGGAGTGATCACGGAAATGCACGCAACTGCGCTGGCCGCCATCGCTGGACTGGATGGCGAGATCGTCGTGCGAGTGATGGAGGAACAGGCCGAGACCCCCGCTCAGCGTAGGGTCTGGCGCTCAGTGCTGGACAGGTTAAGCGCGGCGGCGGCAGTGCTGATGCTGGTAGTGTTCGCAGCACCAGGCGCCGCACGCGCTAAAGCCATTGATTCACAAGGCTTTTCCGGCTCCGATCAGCCGCATTCTGTATATTATGTTCTCACCAGACCGGCCGAGGCGAACGCCGCCCGGGCCCAACCCACGCTGCACGGCCCCCGTTCAAATGGCCGTCCCAACATCCGCAGAACCGCGCCCTGCAGGCCGAGCCTTCTCACCCGGCATCCAAACGCCCTCGTGTAGGCTCGGCGCACCACTTAAGGATGGGTTTGGCGATGCGCCTGGCTGATTTTATCGAACTGGACCGGCCAGAGTTCCGTAGACACTCAGTCGCCGCTCTGCGCGTAGCGCCTCTCAAACTCTACCGGTGACAGTCCGC